GTATAGTTATGACACTGGCATGGCAATCAAGTAGCTTGAGTACTACAGCTATCATTGCCTTGGTAGCATCAGGTGCAGTACCCCTACCAGCAGCTATAGCCTGTGTCTTAGGGGCTAACATAGGGACTACAGGGACTATCTGGTTAGCTGGACTGCTAGTATCTGACGGTATGCCAAGGGGTGATACGTTACGTATTGCTTTGGTGCATACAGGTGTTAATCTTTTGATGGCTGCAAGTCTGTTGCCATTTGTACATCACATAGCTAAGTACGTAGGGAGGTTAGGGTAATGAAAGTATATCTAGTATTTACTGATGCAGGTCTCTATGGTGTGTACAGAACTAGAAAGTTGGCAAAGTTTTATTCAAATAAACTCGGTAACAGGTTCAGTGTAAAGACTTGGCTGGAAACATGGCCTTTAGTAGCCCCGTGGGATAACCTTCAGAGTATTAATTTTGGAGAGGATGAAGATAATGACATTCAGTAGTGATAAATACACAACTGGTTGGCAGGACAGTGAAGTATCAACCAAATATGTTTATACTCGTTTGCATGACATATTGGATACGGATAATGACGATGACATGGTACAAAAACTATCTGTGTTTTCTTCTGAGATCGCCCATACATATTTTGCTGATACTGGGGATAAAATAGGAAATCCAAAAGTTAGTGCGGGACTACAAAGCATACTGTAAGAGAGGATAAATAATGATTAAAGTAACATATGTAGATCACATGGGCAGTGACCTGTCTGTAGTGAATGCAGCACGGGTATCCTTTGGTAAGAAGAGTGAGGCATTAGGTACATCAGGTGTTGATGGGGAGCCTATGACACCTATCCTACATGACCAAGACAAGAAGCTGATCAAGTACCTAGCCAAGCATAGGCACATGTCACCTTTCGGTCATGCCTTTGCATCCTTCCACGTCAAGGCTCCAATATTTGTAGCTAGACAACTAGTAAAGCACAAGTTCCTGCGTTGGAATGAAATTAGTCGTAGATATGTAGATGATGAGCCTGAGTTCTATGAGCCTGATGAGTGGCGTGGTAGGGCTGACGATAAGAAGCAAGGCAGTGCTGGTGTAGTAGAGGATGTAAATACATCTGTTATTGTTACAGACGTTTATGGAGAGTACATCTATGCAGATTACAAGAATATTGCTGCAGATACATATAACGAACTCATATGCCAAGGCGTAGCACCAGAGCAAGCACGTATGGTGTTGCCACAAAGCACCATGACTGAATGGTACTGGTCAGGGTCTTTAGACGCCTTCTCCGATATGTGTAAACTTCGGTGTAAAGAAGACACTCAACTTGAAACTGCAAGTACAGCACAGTGTATTTCTCAAGCTATGCAGAGTTTATTTCCTTTATCGTGGGAGGCATTACAGCAATGATGGAGTTATCTCTAATTAGAACCCTGCACGATCAGGAGTTCTATGAGGATCACAAAGGTATCAAATGTCCTGACAAGTTGTTCACTAAAGATGTACGTAAGATCAAGCGTGTCTTAGATAACGCTATGGAAAAGTATGACCGCACTATATCTACATCCGAGTTAGAGGCTTTGTTCTTCTCTGAGTACAGCACCATGACTACAGCTAACAAGGTCTTGTATGAAGGTATGTTCTCTAAGCTACGCAAAGAGGCTCCTATGTCTAGGGACGTAGCATCAGATGTACTGTCTAGGATGTTTAGGCAGCACGTAGGGGAGCAAGTAGCTAACTTAGGGTTCGACTACGTTAACGGTAAGCTTACGTCCCTTGAGCCACTACGCCAAGTACTAGAGGCGCATGAGGATAACTTCATGCCTAACATGAATGTTGAGTGGGCTGACATTGACATTGATACAATCCTTGAGGCTGGACTACAGCAGTCACAGTGGAAATGGAATATACCTACCCTCGCCGGGCGCATAGAAGGCATTAGCAGTGGTCACTTCATTATTGTAGGTGCTAGGCCCAACACAGGTAAGACAAGCTTCCATGCGTCTACTATTGCATCCCCTAAAGGTTTTGCAGAGCAAGGTGCTAAGTGCATGGTGTTGTGTAATGAAGAAGAGTATGTGCGTGTAGCTGAACGCTACCTGTGTGCTGCTGCCAGTATGGATACAGACGAGATCAAGTCTAACTATGCGTTAGCTGCAGCTAGGTACAAGAAGGTACGTGATCAGATTAATATGTTTGATAGTACTGGAAAAGATTTAGGTTGGGTAGAGAATATCATTAAGCACAGCAAGCCCGACATAGTTGTACTTGACATGGGCGATAAGTTTGCTGTAAAGGGTGGAGAACAATCAGACGTATATCTTAAGGCTGCAGCTATTCACGCACGTAACATAGCTAAGAAGTATAGCTGTGCAATTATATGGATGAGCCAGTTGTCTGCTGATGCACAAGACAGGGTTTATCTTGATCAGTCTATGCTGGAAGGTAGTAAGACCGGAAAGGCAGCAGAAGCAGATTTGATGCTGTTGATTGCTAAGAACCAAGTTACTGAGGGTGACGATGAAGACAAGCAGCGTCATATCAATGTAGCTAAGAACAAACTAAAGGGTGGGTGGCATGGTGTTGTCCATTGTGAATTAGACGGTGGCAGGTCACAATACCTAGCCTAGAGAGAGAAAGGAATACAAACGTGAGATTTGTATTAGATGTAGAGAACACAACAAAGAAGCGTAATGGTAAGCTTCTAATGGACCCTTGGGAAGAGGGTAACTTCTTAGTTAACGTAGGGGTGCGTGATGTAGACGATGGTACTGAGGCTCTGACGTTTGACCTACAGCACAAAGAGTACGTTGATCAGACAGGAGTTGAGTCTCGGCGTATTCAAAAGATATTAGATCACACTACCATGCTTATCATGCACAACGCACAGCATGACTTAGCTTGGCTTTGGGAGTGTGGCTTTAAGTATGATGGGCCTATATGGGACACCATGCTTGCAGAGAGTATTTTACTCAGAGGAAACAACATAGAGATATCAAATAAAGGAGTAGTCAAAAAGATTTCTTTGTCTTTAGGTAACACAGCTATTCGTAGAAACCTTGACTTCCAAAAGGATGACACTCTTAAGCGTTACTTCAAGGAAGGTTACAACACTGATGAGATACCATTAGCAGAGTTGACCTTTTATCTTGAAGCTGACTGCAATACCACAGCTTCACTGTTTCACTCACAGGTTGCAGACTTTATGCTTCCTGAGTCACAAAGTCTTATCAAAGTGAGAAACATTACGTTTGACGTTTGTAAGCTTTTAACACGCATGAAGGGTGACGGTATGAAGGTAGACCGCAAGGCTTTGGATGCAGTGCGTAAGGAGTTTGAAGATGAACGTGGAGCCATTCAGTCACGCCTACAGATGCAAGTGCGTGAGGTCATGGGTGATACCCCAGTTAACTTGAACAGCCCAGAACAAATGTCTCAGGTTATCTTTAGCCGTAAGCCTCACTCCAAGGATGATTGGCCTAACTTGTTTGATAACTGTAAGAACTTATCTAACTTAAAAAAGATCGTAAATGATAACAGTGACCTTCTGTATCTCACTGAGGCGTTTACTTGTCCGACTTGTGAAGGCAGTGCAGAAACGTACAAAGTAAGGAAAGATGGCAATAATTATGCAAGACCAAACAAATGTAAGGACTGTGACGCCAGAGGGTATCAACTCAAGAAGCAAGCAAGGATGGCTGGCTTTGGTTTCTTCCCACCTAGCGCAACTTGGGTTAGTGCTAGTGGTTTTTCTACAAGCAAGGATATACTAGACATACTCAGGGCTACAGCTATGGACAACAACATGGGTGAAGCTGTTAAGTTCCTTGAGGACTTGAAGCGTCTTAACGCTGTGTCTAGCTACCTGTCTAGCTTTGTTGAGGGTATAGATACCTTTACCAAGCAGGATGATGTACTGCACGTATCACTAACGCAGCACATTACGTCTACTGGTAGGTTCAGTGGGCGTGAGCCTAACATGCAGAACATGCCTAGAGGTGGTACGTTCCCTGTTAAGCGTGTGTTTATTTCACGTTGGGATGGTGGTAAGATAATGGAAGCTGACTTTGCTCAACTAGAGTTTAGGGCTGCAGCATTCTTGTCACAAGATGAAACAGCTATGGAGGAAATCAACACAGGGTTTGACGTACACGCATACACTGCCCAGATTATCTCTGATGCTGGTCAACCTACTGCCCGTCAAGCTGCCAAGGAACACACCTTCGCCCCTCTCTTTGGTGCGACAGGCTTTGGTAGAACTAAGGCAGAGGCTGCGTACTACACGCACTTCATTGCCAAGTACAAAGGCATAGCTAAGTGGCACAAGAAGCTAGGTGATGAGGCTATACGTTTCCAAAAGATAACCAATGTGTCAGGTAGACAGTATGCATTTCCCGGTACTACTAGAAGGGAAAACAATACACCTACTAACTTCACTAGGATCAAGAACTACCCTGTCCAAGGGTTTGCTACTGGTGACGTTGTACCTGTTGTGTTGCTTGAGATTGACAAGAGGCTAAAGAATATGCGCTCTTGCATAGTTAACAGTGTCCATGATTCAGCAGTCATAGACATACACCCAGATGAACAAAAGGAGGTAATAGATGTTATTGATGATGTTAACAATAGCCTTAATGATATCATTGATAATTACTACGGCATAAAGATGAATGTACCACTACTTTTAGAAGCCAAGATTGGACCGAATTGGCTTGACACTAAAGACGTAATATGATATAACTGCAGTTCAAATGAAAGCTCAGAAAGGATATACTATGAGCAATGAGTTAAGTACAATAATGGCAAGTGCAGACCTTGCAGCAGCTATGGGTTTTAATGTAGATACTACAGAGATACCCTCTGGACCTAAACTAGCAAGGCTATCTCAGTTAGTAATGGCTCCCATTATGAAAGAGGTAGTTGATGAGGAAGGAGACTTGGAAGAGAAAGTTGTAGTACCTCAAGGCAGCTACAAGCTTGTTGATGCAGACGGTAACGTAGTCTACAGTAAAAGTGTTACAATACGATTGTTTGCACAGCGTCAGCAGTGGACACAGTACGATACCGATAACAACTTTATGCACAAGACAGTTATGGCTACAGTGCTTAAAGGTGATCTTAAAGATACCAAAGGTACATTCAACCTTGGTCGGCCTAATAAGTACGTTAAGGATTGGGAAACTTTAGACGAGGACACTAAGACGCTTATGCGTAGTGTTAGGAATACTAAGGTGCTGTTTGGTAAAGTCCAACTTAATAAAGTTATTGATAATTATGGTGATGCTGTGGAGGGCTATGACTCAGAGATTGACTTTACTATGGACGTTAAGAACCCTGACAGCAAACGTGCCTTGGATGAAGTGCTTAAGGATATTGTTGCTAAAAAGCTTCTTCCCATTGAGCATACTATAAAGTTAACTTCTCAGAAGAACACAGGTAAAAATGGTAATAAGTTTGCTGTTGTTGTAGCTACCTTGGGTACTAAGACTAAGATGTTGCCAGAGGATCACGGTACAGTACAGGCTTTCGTTGACTACATTGACTACGGTAATGAGTATGTACTTAGCAAGTGGAAGTCTTTACGTAAGCCTGATGTAGCTATAGACCCATCTACACTTGACGCTATTGTGCAAGTAGAAGAAATTCCTTTCTAGGATGAACTTTGCACACGCTGCTGAATTACCTATCAAGATACTCATGCGTGATGCTACTTTAGGCCAAGCTGAAATGTCAGAAGCAATAATTGATAACGTTGCTTCTGACGTATCGGCAGGACTAAACAAGCAATTCAACGGTGGGCCAAGGGGTAAGTTCAGGCTTAGAATGTCCAACATAGGACGCCCTAAGTGTCAACTCTGGTTTGAAAAGAATAAACCAGAAGAAAAAGAACCAATGCCAGAGCAGTTCATGATGAACATGATGCTAGGCGATATAGTTGAGGCAGTATTCAAAGGTATCCTACGCGCTGCTGGCGTAGAGTTCAAAGACAATGAATACGTATCGTTAGACTTAGGAGGAGGTAGACGCCCAATCAAGGGTGAGTATGACTTAGTAATGGCTGGCAGGGTAGATGACGTTAAGAGTGCATCTGATTACTCCTACACTAAGAAGTTTGTTAATCTTGAGACACTACAAGCTAGTGATCCTTTTGGCTACGTAGCACAGCTTGTAGGCTACGCTACAGCAGCAGGTAAGAAGGTAGGTGGCTGGTGGGTAGTCAACAAAGCTAATGGTCATCATAAATACGTGTCAGCTAAGGAGGTAGACGTTGATGCAGTCTTGGATAAGATGCGTGAAACGTATGATTACCTAGAGAACGATGAGCCACTGGAACGTCAGTACACAGATATACCGGAGACATATCGAAATAAGGAATCAGGTAACAGGACTCTATGCAAGGAGTGTCAATTCTGCTCATTCAAGAAAGCTTGCTGGCCTAACTACCGAGAGTTACCATCTATGACGTACAAAGGTAAGCTTACGCCACCTATTGTTCACTACACAAAGATAAAGCCCCTAGAAGTAATATCTAAGGTTAAACAGGGTCCACCTAAGCCTAAGATCTTAACTAGTAAAATAATAGGCCAACAAGGAAAATATAAATGACTAAAGTTACACTTGACGATGTAGAATACGACTCGGAAGATTTTACGGAGGATCAACAAAAAATACTAGGAGAGATAGTCTACAATAAAAACTTAGCGTCTAACTTGAGTTACCAAGTGAAAAGCTTAAACGTAGTATCTGAGATATTATCAGATAAACTTAGGGATTCTTTAGCAGAGGATGCCTAAACCTAATAGGCAACACCTTAAAGCCAAGTACAGGAGTGGTCTTGAAAAACAGACTGCTCTTGCTTTGTCCGAGTGCCAGAAAAAGGTTAGATACGAGTTACTTAAAATAGAGTGGGAGGACTTACGTTACCGTACTTACACGCCTGACTTTCAGTTAGACAACGGTATCTTTATTGAGACTAAAGGCATCTTTGACAGTGAAGACAGACGCAAGCATGTAGAAGTAAGAAGGCAACACCCTGAGTTAGACATACGCTTTGTATTCAGCAACGCTAAAGCTAAACTATACAAGGGTGCTAAGAGTAGATACTGTGATTGGTGTGAGAAAAATGACTTCTTATACTCTCACAGGCTAATACCTCAAGGGTGGTTGACAGAACCGGGAAAGTATGTTAAACAGACTAAGATACCACTCAAAACAAAAAGGAAGACTTGATGCCGTATACACTAGAAGATGATGAGATTGCAATACTAATCAAGCCTATGGGTAAGGGACAGATTGGTACTTGTATCTGTAAGAGTGACGATCATGAAATGTCTAACGAACAGCTATCAGATGCTATGGGTGTAGGCTTGGCTATGATTGGTTTGTTTGAGTTACTTAATGATGACGATGAAAATGTATATGAGGCTATTAAAGTTGCACTAGATGCTAAGGTAGAGCGTCTCCTAGAGGAGAACCAAGTTCCACTGGATGATAATATATCAGAACCTATCTATACAGCAGAGGGAAACATTCTAAGACTTCATGCCTTTACTAGAACTAAAGGTAGTTGCTAATATGACTAAATGGATTTTACCAGAAAGCAACCCTCTTGAAATGAAACCTGCTTATCAAAACTTTGACCCTGTAGACCGTCCTATGCATTACAACTCGTCAGGTATTGAGTGCATAGATGCTATGAAAGCTATGTCTGAGGGTGCTGATACAACACCTCATGAAGCTTACTGTTGGCAGAACTCATTCAAGTACTTGTGGCGGTGGCCTTACAAGAATGGTGTAGAGGACTTGAAGAAAGCTAAGTGGTACTTAGATAGGTTGATAGAGGAGGTTGAACGTAATGAAGACTGAGAAGTTTAGTGTAACCTTTGTTCTTACAGTTGACAAATCAAATAATATTCTATCTTCTCACCCTACGTACTATGAAGAAGACATAAAGGACTTGATGACTCGTATTATCTACGATATAGATGATGTAGAAATATCCAACATAAACGTAAAGGATCAAGGATGATTACGCAACAAGATATAGATGATTTCGCTGAGTACAATAGAGAAGATGATACAGACCACACTCGTAGTCCACTAGATATGGTCAAAGAGTTTGCAGTAGCAATGGATCACCCGCTTGGTGAGCGTCACGGTTACAGTAGGAAACTGGAAGGGCTACGCTGGCTGTTACTAAAAGAGGAGTACAATGAGGTACGTGATGCAGATACGCCTTTACAGATACTTAAAGAGTTAGCTGACTTAACGTACGTTACATACGGCTATGCAGCTACCTATGGGTGGGACTTAGATGAGGCAGTACGCAGGGTACACGCATCCAATATGTCTAAGCTAGGGCCACAAGGTAGACCTATCAAACGTCCTGATGGCAAAGTATTGAAGGGGTCAAACTACTGGAAGCCTGACCTGTCTGATCTTGTCTGAGGTAAGGGATAAAATGGCTGAACTATTTGAACCTATAGAACGCCAAATAATGATGTGTGATTCCAGAGAGGAAACTTTGATGCTTGCTTGCGCTATGTTACATAAAGCACAAGTAATAATAGAAGCACACGTAGGGGAAAAAGGACGTAAACAAATCTTTACGTTTCCAAAGGAGAGTAAAAGATGAATAACAATTATTTACCTAGTGACTACCAGACCTTCATTGCAACCAGCCGCTATGCACGTTGGCTTGAAAGCGAAGGACGCCGTGAAACATGGAGTGAAACTGTAGAGCGTTACTTGCAAAACATAACTAAGAAGTGGCTCAAGCCTGTTGACCTAGATGAAATGCGTAGTGCCATACTGAGCCTTGAGGTTATGCCTAGTATGAGGTCATTAATGTGTGCTGGAGATGCTAGTAAGCGTGACAATACTTGTATGTATAATTGTAGCTACCTACCCGTAGATGACCTTAAGTCTTTCGATGAGGCTATGTTCATCTTGCTTTGCGGTACGGGGGTTGGTTTCAGTGTTGAGCGTCAGTTCATCGCTAAACTCCCTGATGTTCCTAATCTTTTCGAGAGCGATACGACTGTCGTTATCAAGGACAGTAAGGAAGGGTGGGCTAAAGGACTCAGACAAGTGTTGGCACTCCTATGGGCTGGTGAAATTCCTAAGTGGGATATTAGCAGAGTTCGCCCTGCAGGTGCAAGGCTTAAAACGTTTGGTGGTAGGGCTAGTGGTCCTGCTCCTTTGGTTGACTTGTTTAACTTTACTGTTACAACATTCAAGGGCGCACAAGGGCGTAGGCTTTCTAGTCTTGAGTGTCATGACTTAATGTGTAAGATTGGTGAAGTAGTAGTTGTAGGTGGTGTGCGCCGTAGTGCTATGATTAGCTTGTCTAACCTGTCAGATGACCGTATGCGTCACGCTAAGAGTGGTAACTGGTGGGAGAATGCAGGGCATAGAGCCTTAGCTAACAATTCTGTGTCATACACAGAGAAACCAGACAGCATGTCCTTCATGCGTGAATGGACAGCCCTAATGGAGAGTGGTAGTGGGGAGCGTGGTATATTTAATAGAGAAGCTTCGATTAAACAAGCAGCAAAGAATGGCAGACGAGAAAGCTGCTACGAGTTTGGAACAAACCCTTGTTCGGAAATCATTCTTAGGCCGAATCAGTTCTGCAATCTTACAGAGGTTGTTGTCCGTGCGAATGACAGTCTGGAAGACCTTGCAAGAAAAGTCGGTATTGCAACTATACTTGGGACCATTCAATCCA